TGGCTTTTGATATGGCAGCCGGTGATGCGGGTGAAGCGATGGCAACCATGGCTAACGTGCTTGGTAAGCCAATTACAGAGATGGCGCAATTTGGGGATGTAATTAACCACCTATCTGATAACGCCAACTCGAAAGCGAAAGATATTGTAAATGTCATCACGCGGGTGGGTTCTGATACACGAATGCTTGGGCTTACCGAAAAGCAATCCGCTGCGCTAGGATCCACCTTCCTTTCAATGGGGAAAGCACCTGAGCTTGCCGCGCAAGCAGTGAAAGGTATGTCGTCATCATTTTTACAACTTAAAGCTGGTGAGCATGCGAAAGAGTTAAAGCAGCTAGGATTTACGACAAAAAGCTTCGCCGCTGCGATGAATAAAGATGCGCAAGGGGCGATTTCTTCTTTCATTGAAAAAGTGAAACAGATGCCAAAAGATAAACAGTATCCGCTTCTCGCCAAGATATTTGGTAAACAATATGCCGACGATGTATTGTTACTCGCGCAAAACACCGGGGAATACAACCGCCAGTTAGGGTTATTACAAGAAACAGATGAACAAGGGAATTTAAAATATATCGGATCAATGCAACGCGAGTTTGAAAACCGGAGTAATACAGCAGAAAACAAGCTCACCAAGCTAAAAAACAGTATTTCGGAATTGGCCTCCAAAATTGGAGAATCATTTTTGCCGGTGATTTCTTCATTTGTGGAAAATATCACACCAGTCATTTATAGCATTACTGAATGGGTGGGAACCAACCCTCAAATTATGGAATGGGTCTTGACGATTGGCGGCGGTGTTGCGTCGGTTGTGGGCGGATTATTAACGCTTCACTCTGCCTTTTCTTTTGTGGCGGCTGGATTATTGCCGTTTATTAAAGCTGGGAAATTCCTGGGCGGCTTCTTAGGGAAATTTTTATTTTCAGCAATCAGCAACCTGTCACTTGGGCTTGGTTATTTAATAGGCTACGTGATAAAGGGCGCGATGATGTTTGGAAAAGCGATCTTAATTATGAGTCGCGCTTTGCTTACCAATCCAATCGGGTTAATCATTACGGGGATTGCGGTTGCAGCGTATTTGATTTATGAGAATTGGTCGAAAGTTGGGCCATGGTTCTCTGAATTGTGGAGCAAGGTTTCCGGGGTATTTTCTAACGCCTGGAACGGTATCACAAATTTCTGCTCAACTGCCTGGACAAATATCAGCAATTTCTTCACATCCGGCATCGGCAATATCACATCGACCATTCTAAGCTGGTCGCCATTGGCTTTATTTCAGCAAGTCTTTTCTTCAGTGCTTTCCTGGTTTGGAATTGATGTGCCGGCTAAGTTTATGGATTTTGGCCGAAATATGATAGACGGATTAGTGAACGGTATTAAAAACGCCTGGGAAGAAGCGAAAAAAATCGTTTCAGATTTAGGCGACGGCATTAAGGGGTGGTTCGCTGAGAAGCTGGGTATTCATTCGCCAAGCCGAGTGTTTAAAGGCTATGGCGTGAATGTTGTAGAGGGACTCGCGATTGGGATGGATAAATCAACATCCATCGCAGAAGCCGCGTCAGATAACCTTGCTGGGGCTGTGGGGTTAAATGGTGTGACCCATAACACAGGCGTTCTTGCCAATTATCAGCCGCTCAATCGCGCGGATATCATGCCGCAAACCACCGGGGCGGCCAATAGTGTGGTGGTTAATTTTAACCCGACAATCAACGTCAATGGCGGCTCAAATAGTGACGGAAACGGCGTTTTAAACCAGGTTCAACAAGGCTTAAAGATGAGTTTAAGCGAGTTTGAAATAATGTTGAAGCGCGTGTTAGACCAACAACAACGGAGAGCTTATTAATGTATTTTATGTTAGGAAGTGTGGTATTTGAGCCTGTTGATTTAACTGACTTTAATGAAACCCACGCCGCAGATTTTGCCGAGCATGCAGTCTTAAAAGGGAAACCTCGCTTGCAAGCTATGGGCGAAAAGCTCACCGAGCTTAATTTTGCAATTCGCTTGCATCATACGCTTGGCGGTGTTGAGCGCCGCTACCAGGAATTGTTGGGGGCTAAATCAAAACAAGCCGCGCTGCCATTGATTATTGGCCGCGGGAAGTATAAAGGCAATTTTGTGATCACCGATATATCATCGGTCACCTTGTTTACAGATAAGTTCGGGAACGCCCTATGCCGCGAGATGAATATTAGCTTGCGGGAATTTGTAGGCGATATTGAAGAGAACCCTTTGGGTGCTGCATTAAATATTGGTGGAAACTCCTTGCTCGGATCTATTTTACCAGCTGGTGCGGTAAAGGCGTTATCCCAGGTAAAAGAAACCGTGCAAAAAGGTGCGGAGTTATTTAACCAAGGGCGACAAATTATTGACAGCGTTAGAGATACCGTGGCAGTTGTTCGTCAGTTATCTGATGACCCGGCTGCCGCGTTGGCATATTTGCCTGGTATTTTAAAAAATCTTGACGGGGCGATTGGTCATTTTGGTGAGCTTACCGGGATGAGAGATTTGTTGGAAGGCGTACATAAAGTACTGCCAGCGGCGAGTGATTTAGCTAGGGAAAGCGCGGGGATTTATGAAGATTTAATGTCTATGAAAGATAGTCTATCGCTAGGAAAACAATCCGGTGGTGCGGATTGGAATAACTGGTTTAAGCCAGCGGATAGCGCGCTGAACGACATTAATGAGCGGGTTGATAACGCAGCTGCACCTGTGGCAGAAATGACCGCCTGGGTCGTTTTACGCAAAGATGAGGACGTAATTGATGACACAACAGACCGTACTTAAACATACCGTAAAACAAGGCGAGCGTTGGGATAACCTTGCCTATTACTATTATGGCAACGCGTTAGATTTTGAACGCATTATTCATGCCAATCCGCACATAGGATTGTGCGAAGTGCTGCCAACAGGGGCAACGGTTTATATTCCGGTGCTAAATATTAAGCCTACAAATAATGAATCAATGCCACCGTGGTTGAGAGGTAATAATGAATAGTAACGTGCCAACCCCTGACTTTTCCATTTTATACGAAAAAACCAATATTACCGCTGATATTGAACCCCACTTAATTGAGCTTGCCTACACCGATAACCTTGAGGGCGAGTCGGACGAGCTGACGATAACGTTTGAGGATATTAGCGGGAAATGGGTGCGCCAGTGGTATCCAACGCAAGGGGATAAATTAAAGGCGGCTATTGGTTATAAAGGGGCGCTGCTGGCTGATATTGGGGCGTTTGAAATTGACGAGGTGGAATATAACTACCGACCATCATATATTCAAATCAAGGCGTTGAGTACGGGGGTTGGAAAGGCAAATCGCACGTTAAAACCTAAAGCCTATGAAAACACAACGCTCAAGCAAATAGTGGGCATTATTGCAGAAAAATTAAAGTTAAAAGTAGTCGGGACAATTAAGCCTATTCCGGTTAAGCGCGTGACGCAATATCAAGAGCGTGATGTTGAGTTTTTGGCAAGATTGGCAAGAGAATATCATCACAGCTTTAAGATAGTGGGTGATCAGCTTGTGTTCACGGATAAAGACGAGCTAGGCAAAGAAGAATCCGTGGCGGCGCTTGAAGAGCGAGATACGATATCGATTACCTTGCGCGATAGAATCAAGGATACGGCCAAGGAAGTTGACGTGAGTGGATATGATGCCACAGGAAAGAAAGTCATCAAAAAGCGTAAAAAAGCAAAGCCGTTGCGCGAAAAGATGAAGCAAGCCCAGGCAGCAAGCGGGGACACGTTGAAGATTGTCACCCGCGGGGAAACCCAGGAGCAGATTGATGCGCGTGCCGATGCCGCGTTGGCCGAACAAAACGAAGACCAAACAGCGGGAAATATCACGCTGGTCGGCAATCCTAAGCTCGTGGCCGGCAGCACAATATTACTGCGCAACCTTGGCATTTTTAGTGGGAAATATTTAATAAAATCATCCCGGCATAGTATTACCCGTGGAGGCGGCTATACCACAAGTATTGATGTGCGCATGCTAGAGTTTATCCCGGATGATTTGCTTAGCACAGGCGCACTAACGGAAAATCAAGCGAGGGAATAAATGAAAACGCATGACTTTGGGGCAACTTATCAAGAAGGCATTATTTCAGCAGTTGATGCCGCGAACCATAAAGTGCGGTGCAAAATCCCCGCGCTTGAAGATTTAGAAACAGCCTGGTTGTCTTATTTAACGCCTAATGCTGGGGGCAATCAGTTTTATTGTCTGCCTGATGAGGGCGAATTAGTGGCGTTGTTACTTGATGCGCGCGGGGAAGGTGGCTGCGTATTGGGCGCAATTTACAACGAGAAAGACACCACGCCGGCGAATGATAACAATATGTGGGTTAAAAAGTTCACAAACGGGACAGTGATTTCGCACAATCGTAAAAGTGGCGAGATTAATATCAACACAAGCGGTAGCGTTACCGTGACCGCTGGCGGAGGTGTAAAAATCAATGCTGATACGTCAATTAGCGGGAAACTAACAGTGTCAGGAAAAATTACATCCAGCACAGAAGTATCTGCGCCAAAAGTTAAACAAGGCTCTATTGAGCTTGGTACTCACAAACACCCAGGCGACTCCGGCGGTAAAACAGGCCTTCCGGAATAGCCCACTTCTTTAAATCGCTTTAAAAGCACTCTTTAGCATAGCCTTGTATCATCAAGGCTATGAACACACAAAGCACTCTTATCACAACACACTGGCAGATTGCACCTAACATTGAAAATCAAGTTGTGCAAGGTATTGATGACATCCATCAATGTATTGGCCACATCCTTTCAACGATGAAAGGGACGGATGTGTTGCGACCTGAATTTGGCAGTGATCACTTTCAATATATCGACCAGCCGGAAGATATCGCAACTCCAAACATCGTGCGCGAGGTTACGTTAGCTCTTCAGCGTTGGGAGAAAAGAATTAAAGTTGACTCGGTCAATGTAGAAGGGACTGCCCCGCACTTTGAGTTTTTAATTTTTTGGTCACTTACAGAAGACGTGCATCGTGAAATTTATACCACGAGGATTACCGGATGAATAGAAATGAAGTGAAAGTCGTAGACGACAATGTTGAGAGCATTTTAAGTGAAGCGATTTCGCAGTATGAAAAACGCACCGGGAAAATCTTACAACCAGCGCACATTGAACGTTTGCTTATTAATGTTTATGCCATGCGTGAAAGCTTGGCGAGACAAGGCGTTAATGAGGCGTTTCGTCAAACATTCCCGCAATTTGCCACTGGTCTTGCGTTGGATTTATGCGGTGAAACGTTTGGCTGTTATAGATTACTCGAACGTCCGGCGCGCACCATTTTGCGTTTTAGCATTAACGGCGAACATCCGTCTGTAGTTATTCCAAAAGGCACGCGAGTTTCGGTCACTGATGACATTGAATTTGTCACGCTAAATGATGATGTGATCACCCCGCTTATATCTTATGTAGAAATTGAGGCGGCTTGTAACAAGCCAGGCACGGTGGGTAACGGCTGGGAGCGTGGACGAATAAAAACGATTAAAAGCGAAATTAACTTCGCTGGCGAAATAACTGTCACTAATATTGATGTGCCAAGCGGTGGTTTATTACGCGAAGAAGATGATCCATACCGCGCTCGAATTCTTGCTGCGCCGGAAGCGTTTACCAGTTGTGGCTCAATCGCCGCGTACGATTATCACACCCGCGCCGTCTCACAAGATATTGCCGATGTCAATGTATCGACTCCACGCGGTGGGCTTGTCCGAATCACGGTATTAACCAAAACAGGATTGCCTGACAGCCGTCTTTTAAATGATGTGAAGCAATATGTCGGCCCCGAGCGCCGTCGACCATTGTGCGATACGGTGGAGGTTATTGCACCAACTAAGCGAGATTATCAAATCACCGCGACATTAACATTGCTCGAAGGCTATCGTGAAGACGTGGTTAAGTCCAAGGCGCGCGATGCGTTACAGCTTTACCTATCAGACAAAACGAAAAAACTTGGGGTTGATGTTGTGCCATCGGCAATTATTAGCGCACTGCGCGTTGAAGGCGTGTATGACGTTAATTTAACTGCACCAGCAAAAATTGTAGTCGGTGAAACGGAATGGGCAAACTGCACGGGGATTAATATAGAGGCCGCCCAGGAGCGCTCTAATGGCTAATTTAACGTATGCGGATGTAATTGAAAGAGAAGCAAAATATAAAGCGCTGGCCGACCTAAGCCTAGGCTTGAATAAACTCGAAAACAGCAAAGTGATGACAACTCTGGTCGAGTTAATTGATGATAGTTTTATCTCTTTGCTTGCTGAAAAATGGAGCGTGACGGGTTATGACGGGGCGTTTATCGCAGATAGTGATAGCTCTAAACGGAGCTTAATTCGCATCGCGATTGAACTCCATCGATATAAAGGCACGCCGTGGTCAATTCGCGAAGTCTGCCGCCGGTTAGGATTCGGCGAGATTGAGATTGACGAGGGGTTAAAAGCGCGGACTTATAATCACAAGTTTGTTCAGACCATACCGTTAAGTGATAAATGGGCTTATTACGCTATCAGACTTAACCAGCCAATCTCAAACGAACAAGCGGCGCACTTGCGCAAAGTGTTGCGTAATTTTACCCCGGCGAGATGCACGTTAGCCGTGCTGGATTATAAATCAGTGGCATTATTATACAACAATAAAGTGCGATATAACGGCACTTATAACCACGGTTCAAACTAGATTTAAAGCTAATTTAAAGGACAGTTATGGCAAATTTAAAAGAACAAGACAAATGGGAAGACGGAGTCTATCAAATTGAAGAAAACGACCCTGTGCTTGGCGGTGAGAATGGCATTACAAATAAACCCATTAGACAGTTGGCCAATCGCACATCCTGGCTTAAAAAGGCTTTAGAGTTATTGGGCAAAAAGTCTGCGCCGAAAGATTTGACCGCAGATAGCACAAGCTCAACTCAAGATGACGGTCATACACATGCGCTTCCAAGTGCATCAACTACGGAGAAAGGTGTTGTTAAGCTAAACTCAGCAACTAATAGTATATCAGAAACCGAAGCAGCTACGCCGAAGGCGGTTAAGAATGCGTTTGATAATGCTAACAATCGTGTAAATAAAGATGGCGATACGATGACAGGTGATTTGTCACTTAAACAAGGTGATTGGAGTGGTATTAATTTATATAACAATAATGGATACTACTTGAGGCTCGAAGGCAATAATCACGCTAATGGCACTATGCTTACCGCAGTATATCGTAAGCCAACCGGTGAAAACGTAGCAGTGGCAATTTTGCCAAAAAGAGATGGTACGATCGCTTATGTTAATGACGTCGTCGCAAAAAGTGGCGACAGCATGAAGGGCACACTCACATTTACCGGCGCAACTGAAAACTATTATATCGGAAATTACTCATGGCGTATGCCAATTAAGTTTTTGGGCGATACGTTTATCGGGAACGAAGTCACCGGAATTGGATTTAACAACAATGGGTCATTAAATCTCGGCGGCCGTAAAAATAGCCCTGAATTTATCGCAACGATTGACCGTGAGGGGATTTATACCAGTGGTGTTATGCGTGCTACCGGTCATACTGCGGGAGCATATGGACAGGGTGCATTTGCCAATCAATGGGACGACAAAAAAGCACCGTATGTGGTACACAACCCCAATGCCAACGGGCAAAATATCTATTATCCCTTTATCAAGGGGTTTAACAGTAATGGCAATCTATATGGCACGGCATTTAGCTTTGGCTATATGACCTCTGGGACAATCAACCAATTTGGCAGTGGCGCCATCCATTTAATTACGGATAACGGCGGCGGAAAAATATGGTGGTTTGGACACGATGGGGCATTACGGGGAGATGATTTTGTCACGAATGACGGCAAACGCCTCTCAGACTTACCTAAAGAACGTCTTATTTGGCAAGGGTCAACGGATAATCAAATTACAGTTAATGCACAAGTTAGCAAAGGCGTATTATTTGTACTAATGGACACTCCCCATGGAGCAAACGCGAATCGCCCAATTTGGTTCAGCGCGCCAATCGAACAATGCCACGACACACGCATCGGCGAATACGATACAGGCGGAACCGGTGGTGATTATAACTATGTCACTCTCGCGTTGTTACATCGTAATGGTAACAATATCACTATCACCCCACAAAGTGACGGGCGCAACCCAAGACTTAAAAAAGTCGTCGTATTTGGTTAACTTAACTAAGGATAAAAAATGAAAGTGTATTTTTTAAAAACAGATATTAGCCAATATGTTATCCATCCTGTCCCCGAAGATGAATCATTGTATTTTGTGCTAGACATTGACTCGGATGAAGAGTTAGCGCAAAAAACACAGGTATTACATAAAGGCAAATTAGTGTTAGTGGACAAACAACCCACCCCCGCTCACGAATGGGATGGTAACGCATGGGTAATTCCACCCGAAAAACTAACTGCACTTTTAACGGATAAGCGTAACAGCTTAACATCACAAATTGACAATCATGCAGCAAAAATCTACAGCACATGGACACGATTTGAAAGTGAGTACCGTGAGCGTCAAGCCGCCGCAGAAGCGTTTAAAGCCGCGAATTATGAGGGCGACTGCAGCCGATATATTACAGACTTTGCCAAGCGCGCGGGGTTAAATAACCAAGCCGCAACAGATTTGATTTTGGTGCAAGCGGCCGGTCTTGAGAAACTACAGGTTGAGCTTGCAAACCAACGCATGCGCAAATATGAACTTAAAGTGCCAGGATTGACAATCGAAAAAATGCAGTCAATCCACGATGACATCATTAAACAAATGGATGCATTGATGGAGGCTTATAACAATGGCTAACCGTATTTATCTCGCGTTTTATAAGCATAAACGCAGCTTTTTAAAAGAGCCATTAAAAGCCGTAGCTGATGCAGTAACGCGATTTTTTACAAAAGGGAAATACTCACACTGCGAGATAGCGATTGAGCGCATGGAATTCGTCCAAGGCGATCATTATGAACATGTTACGGTTTTTGATTGCTATTCAGCGTCTGTGCGCGATGGCGGCGTGCGATATAAGCAGATTGATTTGTCTGACACCGGCAAGTGGGATTTGGTTTTGCTTGATAACGTAACAGAAGCACAGATTAAATCTTATTACAACCGCACGTCCGGCGCTAAATATGACTGGTTGGGCGCGTTAGGTGTTGTGCTTGGGATTAAACAAAAACGAAGCAAATATTTTTGTTCGGAATGGTGCTTTAACGCAATTTATAACAGCGAAGAAGGCTGGCGATTTAGCCCAAACCAACTTGCAGCGATGGTGCGTAAAAATGGATAAAACAACGATTAACCTTTACCGTGGTGATGACGAGGAATGTATTGTTCGCCTGTTTGAAAAGCAGCCGGATAACAAATTAAAGCCTCTCGATTTAAGTGAGATGGCGCGTTTTGATTTGTGGGCAACGGTCAGAAACAAGCCTGTGCTAACACTATCATCCACAACAGGTGAAATCGAAGTTATAGATGCCCCAGGCGGCGTTTTAAAAGTTACGTTTAGTCATAGTTTAACAAAAGACGCGACGTGGTCTCAAGCGGACTATGATTTACAGGCAGTATCTAATAAAGGACGAGTTAAAACGCCAATTCAAGGCGGACGAATTAACCTCAAATTTGATGTTACACCTGATATGACAGAGGCGCGGAATGGATGACATTGTAGCTGTGGTTGACCCACCCCAAGAAATAGTGGCGGTAGTCGAAAAAGGTGAAGTCATATATCAAAGTGACGACGACTTACCGGACTTATTAACAATTTATGAGTTAGCAAAAATATAGGAGCACCATGGAAAATCAAAACCATAAAAAAATAGTTGCCGCAATCAAGGCTATTGGCGCAGATTATAAAAGTCTGCATGAGGCAATATCAGCAATTCAAACTCAACAAGGCAGCGGAGAACAAACCACGCTCACTAAAATTAACGAGTTAATTAGCCAGGCAGAAACACGTATTTTAAATAAAATTAAAGGTGGCGAGCTTTCGGAAGATTTAGACACGTTATTTGAAATTGCGGCCAAAATTGGAGACTTGGTGTCAGATAAGTCTGTTCGCGAAGCTCTAACTAGCACTCTGCAAGAGATTAAAAATAACGTTACAAATCTTCAAAACTGGCAAGCAGAAATGGACAACCTAGACCTGGTTGGTGAGTACAATAAAGCTAAGGCATCATAATGGCGCTAAAAGAACAACTGACAACCCTCATTCCTTTAATTGCTCAAGATGTTAAAGATAAAGGCAGTTCGTCTGTGTTAATGCAAGGCAATGGGCGACCTGATAAACCCGAAACTACAGGCGGCAAGATTACAGGAAGAGAGCCAAACGGTACTTTCTACAACTCAACAAACGGGGCTGGCGTTGGTGCATATTTGTGGCAGAAGCAAAATAATAAATGGGTGGTTATATCTGGCGACACTGGCGCTAGACGAATGAATACATCCGTTAATATTAAGGAGGGATATATATCCCTGAGACGCGTGAATAATACGGTGGAATGTTCTTTTAGCAAAGGGCGTTGGGATACTGTTTCATTTTACGGAAGCAGTAATTCTAAATTCACCAGGAAAAATCACGCAAAACGAATGGATCTTTTACCTAATTCAAAAATACCATTAGGCTTCCGTACTAGCGTTCCTATTATGCTTCCTTTTTATAGTGATGACGGTGATAACATTGCAACGGTGTATGTTGGTAGTAGAGCAGACAGCAATTATATTGAGTTGCG